ATGGATTAACGGTCAATGTCGATGGCGCCACGGGCAAACAGACAACAAAGGAAAACTGGACGCGCATCATTACAGCCGAGGATAGAGCGCGGGACAAAAACGAGCGGGAAGTAGCCGCCGCCAAATACCTCCGCCGCCGTGAATCCGTGGACGCGGGCCGCATCGCCAAGCGGGCGGCCAAGCGGGCGGCCAAAGCGCAAAAGCGATGGGGCGGTATCTGTTCGCCAGAGGTCGCGGGAGGGTTGTTTGATCGCGGGGGCATCTATACTTGCTGGCCAAAGGGAATGCGGGTGCCGGTGGGACTGTCATTCGCCCTGTCAGAGAAGGCACAAAAAGATGCCGCGTAAGCGAACGTGGGATCACGGCGGGGGCGATTTCAGGGAATACCCGCCCAACCAGAGGCCGGACCACTCGAACCCCAAATATGCGGGGATACAGGTGATCAAGATGTTTCAGCCGTATCGGGAAATTATCGGTGGAACGATGATCACCAGCCGCCACGCGCACCGGGAATTCCTCGCCCGCAACGACGCCGAGGAAGTGGGCAGTCACCGGGAGCCCTGGCAGAAAGAATATGACCAGATCGTCGCGGACGGCGGAAGCGATGAGGAAGCCGCCCAGGTGGTGAAGGAAATGAACAACCAGCCCGAGGATGATGGGCTCACCGAACACGAACGCGGGAAGTTTGACATCAGTTTCGAGTACCAGGATGCCAGCCCCGCAGAGATGGAGGCATTATAGATGGTTGAGGGCATCCAGGAAGCAGAGGGAGCAGCCGAGACCGAAGATTCAATTAGAAACGACCTTCGGACCACGTATGAGGAGATGGCAGCCGAGGACAGCGACGAAGGCGGACAGGCGACGGCCACCGCCGCCCCTGAACCCGACGGGGAGGATGGGGAAAAAGACGCTGAACCGGATGACGCTCCTGGAGAGTCCGACGATGGTGGGCAGCAGGAGGGCGAAGCTGACGAGGAACCCGGCGACGGGTCCACCGACGAGCGGCTCGAAGCCCCAGCCCATTGGAGCGCCGAGCATAAGGCGACGTTTGATGGATTGCCCACGGAGGGGCAGGCGTTCTTGCTGGAGCGCCACAGGGACATGGAGGCCGACTACACGCGGCGGTCGCAGGAAGTGGCCGCCACTCGCAGGGCCTTCGAGCCATTCCAGCAGACGGTAGCGGCGGCGGGTACATCCGTCGAGGCGGCGGTGGCGAAACTTGCCGATATTCACGCTGGCCTCGTGAGAGACCCGGAGGCCGAGATCAGAAGGCTGGCGAGGGAGAACGGGGTCAACCTGTCTCCCTCGGAGCGGGATGAGGACGACGACTATCTGTTTGACGACGAGGACGAACGCGAGGAAGGACGCCGCGACAGTGCGGCAGACAGGGAACGAGACGAGCGGCTTAACCGGCTTGAATCGAAACAGTCTGCCGATGCCGCCGCTGCCAGTAATGCCCGGATCGTAGAGTTCGCGGAGGCTACGGACAGCAGCGGAGACCTTATCCATCCCCACTTCGCCCAGGTGCAGGAGCAGATGATCGTTCTTGCCACCGGCTATCAGGCGACGGGGAAGCCCTACTCCCTCCAGAGCGTGTACGACGAGGCAGTCCACCTTGTGCCATCGGTGCGGGAGCAGGTGACGGTGAACGGCGGAAAAACGCCCAACCCGGACGCCAAGGAAGAAAAACGCAAAAAGGTGGAGAGGGCCAGAAATGCGTCCAGGGGCGCGAGGGGAACATCACGTTCACCCGCACCCAAGGACGAGGTGCCAGACAACATTCGAGATCATCTGGCGCAGGAATATGCGGCCCTCATCAAGGACTAAACTGGAAAGGGAGAATGGGCTTAGGCTTTGGCAGATCCAAACCTGAGCGAACTCGTAACCTCGACAATTCGGAAACGCTCGAAGAAAACGGCGGACAACGTCACTAATGGCAACGCACTTCTTCAGCGCCTGAACAGTTCGGGAAGGGTTCGCAACGCTGACGGTGGTCGGACCATCGTCGAAGAACTCGAATATGCAGAAAATTCGACGTTCAAGTACTACAGCGGCTATGAAGTCCTCGATGTCACCAAGGCGGTCGTGCTGTCGGCGGCTGAGTACAACTGGAAGCAGGCGGCGGTCGTCGTCACGGCTTCGGGCCTTGAGACCGAGGTGCAGAACACGGGAATCGAGGCAACTCTCGATCTTCTCGACAGCCGCATCAGGAATGCCGAGAAAACAATGGCGAACAACCTGTCGAACGGTATCTATTCCGACGGGACGGGAACCAGCGGGAAGCAGGTAACAGGGCTCCAGGCGGCGGTGGCCGATGCCCCAACGTCGGGAACCTACGGCGGGATCAATCGCGCCAACTTCTCGTTTTGGCAGAATTCTCTCTACGACTTCTCGGTGGAGTCGGTCTCGGCATCGAAAACAACGATGCAGAATTCTATGCAAGTCATGTGGCTGCGGTGCCAGCGTGGTAACGATCTGCCGAAGATCATCATCGGCGGGACAACGTATTACCAGTATTTCTGGGGCAGCCTTACTGACATCCAGCGCATCACGGGCGACCAGAAGGCCAACGCCGGGTATCAGTCGCTCATGTTCAACAATGCGCCGGTCATCTATGACGGCGACGGCGATCTGAGCGCCACCCGGATGTACTTCCTGAACACGGACTATATCTCGTGGCGGCCTCACACCAAGCGCAACATGGTGCCCCTCACGAAGCGGGATAGCGGGAATCAGGATGCGATAATCATCCCTCTCGTGTTCGCGGGCAATCTGACAACCTCAAACGCTAAACGCCAGGGCGTGATGATCGCCTAACGGGGAAAGGAGAATCGCAATGGTTGAAGTAATGGGTTTCCCCGGCGTGAAGCTGGACGAAGCCATAGCAGGGAGTGGGACGAGCAGTGACGAGGGCAACGAGTTCAAGCTCGGAACCGTTGTCACGCTCGACGATGGCGGCGAGGCTATTTATGTTCACGCGAGCGGAGCCGTCGCGGTGAACGATTTTGTCGCCATTGACGAGAACTTCGAGGTAGCGGCAATCACGGCTGCCTTGGCTCTTGTTGGTCACGGTATCGGCGTAGCCGCCGATGTCGCGCTGGCTGACAATGAGTTTGGTTGGGTCCGTAAATCCGGCACCAACTTCAGTGGCAACACCCTCGCATCTTGCGCGGCTGACATCTCGCTCTACACCTCCGGGACGGCTGGCAAACTGGACGATCAGTCCAGTGGGTCCACCCGGATCGATGGTGTGGTTGCGGTAACGGCTGCATCGGGAGGGGGCGTGACCGCCGTGGAGTTGATTTCCATGAACGGTATGCACGTCGAGGCGGTGTAATTCTCAGGGGGGCGGGGGAAACTCCGCCCCCCGATGAGAGGGCATATGATGCGCCCCGTGGAAATTAAGTCTAAATATATCGGCGACCCGGTGGAGCTTGAGAGAAACCGGGAGTTTGCCCATTCGTTGGGGTACTCGGCCAGTATGCCCGAGGGCGAGGGCACCCTTGTTGTCGTTGCGGGAGGCCCTTCCCTTGGACATTCGATTGTTGATCTGATGTTCCTCTACCAGCAGGGCGCAAAAATTCTAGCCTGCAACGGGTCTTATCAATACCTGCTCAAGAGAAAGATTATTCCCTGGGCCATGATGATCATGGACACGGACGAGAACAACCATAAATTTCTGACCGAATTGCACCCCGACACCATCCACTTGATAGCCTCCCGGTGCCATCCTTCCGTGTTTGAACGGTTCGCGGATGGCGAATACGACGTACGGGTGTGGGACGTGAACGCTAACGTGGACGAGATCGCCGCTCACGGCAGGATGGTGAAGGGCGGGAAGCTCTTGACCGCCAACGACGGGAAACAGGCCGCTTCGGGATCGAGCGTGGCAATTCAAGCATTGGTGTCAGGATTCAACATGGGGTTCCGGGATTTCGAGTTCTTCGGTCTCGATTCGTGCGTGATGGACGGCAAGCACCATGCGTATGACCAGCCCTGGAACGACAGCAAGGAAGTGTGGCCCGACCCTATTTATGTGGGCGGCGAGTCGTTCGTATGCAAGCCGTGGATGCTTCTCCAGGCCCAGGACTTCCAGCGGGTGATAAAGGTTATCCATCCCCATGTCACCATGAGGGTGCATGGTGACGGCCTCATATCGGCCATACTCAAGGAGGGCGCCAGAGTTCAGGCCAAGAAGGACAAGGCTTTAAGCATGACCGAAAAGCAGATAGCCAGTGCCAAGAACGAAGAAATCTGGGGGAATGATATGTACCGGGACTATTCCCCTGGGGCAGAATTGGCCCCCTCTGTTTTGTCTGCGATGGAGATCAAGGGTTCGCTTATGGATTACGGGTGCGGCGAAGGCAAGGCGATGGATATCTTCGCCGAGGCGGGCGTGAAGGTCTATGGGTGTGATATCGCCACCAATTCCCATCGAGGCAAGCGGGATGTGTTCCGGGCCTGCTTGTGGGACAAGGACGACATGACGGCCTTGCCCGCCACCGATTATGCCTTCTGCTGCGACGTGATGGAACACATCCCCCCCGGACGGGTAAGTGAAGTCATGGGGTTGATTTATGAAAAAACCCTGCGAGGGGCGTTTTTTCAGATTGCCACCGTGCCGGATACCTTCGGACGCACTATCGGGGAGGTTTTGCATCTGACGGTCAGGGGCGCGGAGTGGTGGGAAAGGTTGGCCAGAAAACATTGGTCGGTGATAAGGGTCGCTACCGGCAGGCATCACGTTAGGCTATCGATGTGGAAAGGGGGATGCGTTCCCCCGGCAAGAGATCGGCGCCTCCTGGGGGGGCGCTGTGACGCAGGGGCCGGGGTGGTCCGAACACCCTTTCCACGGCCAGTCTCGGCCCCTGCCATCTAACTGAAGGAAAGGGGAGAAGATAATGGAACTCGACACGTTCGAGGAAGCAGTTGATCGCGCCCAGGGCAAGAACCAGGATGACACGGCGTTCCCGCGTTTTTATATGCGGCCCATCCTGGACCCGAAGGCGACAGAGGAGGCGGGCGGGATCGAGAAATACCGGGAGGTGCCGTTTGTCGAGATACTCATACCGGGCATTAACCTGGAGCGGCCCGACACCAAGGTGACGATGGAGCATAAGCTGCGATGGCCCGAACAATGGGTATCCTTCGAGAACAAGGAGACTATTGCCCAGGATGGAACGCCAGTAGAAGCCTGCGCCGTCATTCCGGTGTCGTGGCGGCCCCGGCTCAAGGCGAAGAACATCAACACCGTCGAGGCGTTCCTCTCGCTTCCCGATACCGCGCTCCATCAACTCGGACCCGACTCGACGGAATTGCAGCACAATGTTCTCAAGTGGTCGAACACCGCCGAGCGGGCGGACACCTTCGAGGAGCGGACAAAGACACTCGAAGAGGAACTCGCCGTCTTGAAGCAGGACACCGAAAGCCTGACGGGCGAGCGTGACCGGCTCAAGGAGCGGGTGACCGAACTCGAGGGAGCCGAGATGAGTAGCCGGGGTGGCGGGGAGGCTGACGCCATCAGGAAGGTGATCAAGGATGTCCTCGCCGATAAGGGGTGGTCCGTTCCCGCTGGCGCGGACATTGAGGAGCTGCTGAAAAGGGCCACCAAGAAGGCGACGAAGAAGGACAATCTGGCGGCATAAAACGCATGAAGGAAAGGGAGAAGGAATCGCCGCGTGAGTCTGCTCACGATGGTCGAGGAAATAACTACCGAGAACGGATGGCCTAAGCCTGCCACCGTGATCGGGAACACCACCGACGAGACGGTCGTCAGGATTCTTGCCCACATCAACCGGGCGGGCAAGGAACTGAACGATATGGCGGATTTCATCCGCATGACGCGGGAGCATACCTTCTCCACCACGGCGTCGGATTCGACCTACGATCTGCCTTCTGACTTCAGCAGATTCCGGCTCGCCACGACCTATGACCGGACGAACACGCTTGCCTTTGGCGGGCCGCTCACGGCTGCCGAATGGCAGGACATCAAGAGCGGGGGAGGGGTTGCCTCCACGACACCCTCGTACCGGATCAAGGTTAATGCTTCCCACAACAACGAGTTCACGTTCGAGACAGCCCCATCGTCCAGCAGCGACACGATTGTCTTTGAATACATCTCTACCGGATGGGTGCGGCTCAACGGTGATTCGTCCAGGACTCAGTACTTCGGGAAGTCGGGCGACACCGCATCCGATTCTGACATCTCCCTGATCGACGAGGAACTCGTGAAACTATGGGCGACGGCCACATACCTCGAAAATCTGGGGTTCCCGTTCGCTGGAGCCCAGAAGCGGGCAGCCGACAGGTTCAGTCGGGTGGTGGGCAGGGACGGCGGGACGAAGATACTCAGTGCGGCGGGGAATAATGTCGATGCGGTCGTGCTTGGAGCAGAAACGCCCGCACAGGGATTCGGATAATGAGCGTTGCAAACGCGATCAGGATAGCGCAGTCGAAGGCATCGAGGATATATCCACGGGGATCGGGCCAATCGGCCAACCTTCGCCAGCGCGAAGCGCCCATAGGTGGACTCAACACCCGCGACACCTTCGATAATATGGCCCTGGAGGACGCCCGGACGCTCCTGAACTGGATACCCGACTACGGGGGCCTGACGGTCAGGCAGGGCTACACGGAACACGCCACCGGCGTCGGATCTGGCGACGTGCTGACGATTGCAGAATTCAACAACGGCGCCACCCAGAAGATGATCGCCTTCGACGACACGGCGGCATACGACGCCACGAGCGCGGGCGCGGCCTCGGTGCTGAAGTCCGGCCTGGCGAGTAATGGGCGGTGGGATTGGGTGAACATGAACGGGTCCATCGCCTTCGTGGACGGCGCGAACGCGCCGCAGGAATACGATGGGACCACCTGGGGTGCGCTCTCCA